TCGAAGCAACGGCTGAACGAGCAGTAACCGAGGTCTGAAGTGCAGTTGCACCCAAGCCCGAAGCGTACTGTACGTTGGTACCGCTGTCGAGAGCAGCACGAGCAATCGTGTCCAACGAAACACCAGCGTTGTAACCAACTACGTTAGCAACAATGGGGTCGATGTCCACGAACGAGGTGCCACGCAACTTAGCGGTGGTAAGAACACCGTTACCGTATTCAGCCAAGGTCAGCGAAACAACGCTGTCTGACAGAGCAACGGTTGAGATGTCTGTGGTTTCGGTCAATGCGGTCGCTGCAATCGGCAGGTCGTTCACAATGGTGAACTGAACCGACGCACCTGGCATGGATTGGGCAGTAGGTTGCACATCGGCAGCCTGGTCGAAGTAAAGCTCTGGACGCAGGGCAAAGTAAGCCATGCGGTCATAAGCAGCCTTCGAAAAATCAAGGGTTCCTGAACCCGTAAATGAATCAGCCATCTTGGCTAATCTCGCTTTCTGTTAAAGAATTAGCGAGCACTCCTCGCGGACCAGACATTGAGCGACTGCTCGTATTCTGGGGTCATTACGATCTTCATGACTTCTTCGGGGTTCGACGCTTCACTCAAGCGAGCCATGAACTCCTGACCCAAATCGGGTCCGGCTCCTGACGTACCAATCGTCGCACCTTGGGCACGACGTAGGGCTTCAAGTTCAACATCATTGGCAACTGGCGCCTCGGCCTGAACCTGGTTTGGCTGAAGGATACCGTACTCCTGCGCTGCCTTGGCGATAGATTCAGCGTCTGCTGGACCATCGTAAGCCTTGCGAAGTAATGCACCTACACCCGTTTCAGGGATTCCTGCTTTGGTGAACTGAAGGTCACGCTTCTGCGCTTCCAGTTCTGCCCGTGCCACGTCTAACTCTTTACGAGCCTTTTCCGCTTCTCGCAACTGACGCCGAATGTTCGGGTCAAGTACGTTATCGTTAGTGGACTCATCTTCGTTATCGAAGTCTGACATGTTGATCGCTCCTTCAAGGGTACGCACTTAATTCAGAGGTAAATTAAATGGATAAATGCACACTTCTACGCACCAGAGAATGTGCAACTCTCTGACGGGTTTGGTGGACAGCTCACCCGTAGCGAACGGGGCCGAACTCCTAGACTTAGTGTATCAGGATTAGATTGCGCCTGAACCTACGCCGGTAACACCCTTGGCTGTCTCGGCGTAACCGCCACCCTTCTCGAAGGGGGCTGCTGCTGCTTGAGCGGCTTGCTCTTGAGCGGCTTTCTCGGCTGTGGACTGGGCGGCTTGTAGGTTGGTACCCTCGTAGCCTGCCACCTGAGCCCCTATAAGGGTCGTGGTGTCCACGGTTGGGGCTGTACCACCTGGAGCACTGCCGGTCAGCGCAACGTCCTTAGAAGCCGTCTGAAGGGCTTTCTGGGCCTGTCCTAGGGTCAGGGTGTTGTANGGGTCCTGAGCCGTAGCACCAAGTCCTGAAGCACGAACCATCTCACCAAGGTCCATAGCCTGCTGGTTACTGAATCCTTGAAGTCCAGCACTCTGAGCGTTGTAGCCAAGGTTGGCACCGAGAGCCTCACGCTCACGCTTAATGGCTTCTTCGCCGTTTGTCGGATCGAGGAAATAAGCCGCCAGTTGTCCCTTGGTGATTCCGTGTTGTTGCATGAAAGCGTCTTGAACCTGCTGGGGCAAACCGTTTACCGCTTGGTAGCCAGAGGCTACTCGACGTGAGAACTCAGCCGCCGATACGTTGCCAGCCACTAGGTCCTGCATAACCGTGCGCCCAGTCTTGGGGTCTGCCTTGGTAAGCATTGACGCTGGGAGTCCAGCCGCTTGTGCGGTCTGCTGGTAGGAGTTCACTAAGCTCATGTATCCAGCCTCAGTCAGAGGTTTATTGCCTGTAGCCGCAGCACTCTTTTGTTGCTCAATAAGTCCAGCAAACTGTTGCTTGTATTGAGGGGTGTCTCGAACCAAAGTCATTAGTTCTTTGGGGTTGGTAATGCCGTTCTTGAACACCCAGTCGTAAACCTGTGGGGCAACCGAAGTCAGATCGTAGTTGGCTAGGGTTTGGTTGAGGGATTCGTAAGCACCAATCTTGGCTGATGACGAAGCCTGAGCACCGACCATAGCCTGAACCTGCTGACCTGAAATGGTCAGGGCTTCGTTGAGTACCTGCTGGCGTTCTAGGTTGCTTGCGCTAAGGCCAGGTCCGTAATTAACATCAGCAGGCAACTTGGTTAGTTCACCGCCGTACTGTGTTCCGGCGTCGTTCAGAGCACGAATCGCACCTGCCGCAACGCTGTCTGCGCCCTTGGTGCCTTGGAAATACTCACTAATGTTCAGCCCAGGTATTTTGCCAAACACCGCTTCAGCAAGAGCCACACCACCCTGCTTGTTGATTTCAGACATCAACGCAAAGAAGCCAGCCTTATCAACCTTGCCGGTGTTGCTGTTGGTGTAGCCACTAGCGAGGATTGGCTTGCCACCAAGTTTATTGGCTAGTGCTCTTGCCGCTGTTTGATTAGCACCGCTTCTAACTAGGGTTTCGTAAATCGTATTAGCGTCTGGGTAAAGAATCGGGCTCAGGGAACCTGCGCCACCAGTAAAACTAATACCGCCTAGTCCGGCTGGCGACCAAGTGGTTGTGGTGGTTGGCGTTTGTTTAGCGGTCTTGCGTGACATTACATACCTGCCTGTGGTGATGGGCTAGGCATAGCCTGAGCTGGTGCCTGCATTGGTGCTTGTGGTGCCATCATCGCTGGGTTCACTTCTCCTGCGCCCATCTCCTGATGTAGGCCCTGAGCGAGTGCCTGCATTTGTTCTTGAGCCGCTGGGGTGTTCTGGTAGCCAAAGCCAGGGTTAGAGCGAATGTGGCCCTTCCACTCGTCGAGGCTCATGGGAACTGGGCGTCCAGTCTTGGGATCGTGTCCACCACTCAAAGCCGCACTAGCCTTGGGGTCGGTCATAAAGTCAGGCTCGGCTTGCTCACCGAGCATTTGCTTAGCGACCTGACGGTATGGGTCGAGCAGGTAGGCAGTCTTGATACCAGCCGCAATCTGTGGAGCAAGCGAGGGGTAGAGTCCTTGGGCTGTGGTCTTGAGGTATTCCTCAAACGCCTGAGCCTTGGCTGGGGTCATGTCCTCGCCAATCTGTTTCAAGGTGCCATCGCTCATAGGCACGGCGTAGTCGTGCGCTAATTGCTTCATGTCTGCTACCGACATCTGCTTATCAGCCGGTGCCTGAGTTTCTTCTGCTAATGGTTTATCTGTCATGGTGTCCCTTCAAATGGTACAGGTAAGTTTCTAAACACCGAGGTAATCTCGGCACTCATGTAGGAGTATTGCGGTACAGAGATAAGTTTGTCTATACCCTGAATCCAGTATCTCTTAAGGTTTGTGCGCTCGTTTTCAGAACTATTGTTGTAAACCTTGACCCAGTTTTCACGCTCAGCTACTAGCCAGCGGAACATGTTTATCTTGGTTGGGTCAATGCCCTTGAAGTTTGATGGGTTCTTTAGGAAAACTTTTAGCTCGTCATAAGCGTTTTCGGCTACCTTCTTCGAGTGACCACCGTAGTGTTCCTGAGCCCAGATGAAATTGTCACTTGTGCCATACGCTTGAATGGCTTTATTCCATTCGTACAATCCACGCTTGCTCATTCCCATTCCGGCGTCGCCTGGGTATAACTCGGCAAACTTAGGTGCCATTATGTTGTACGCCATGTAGTTTCCGTTGGCAACTGCTTGAGCCGTAAGGTATTGCTGTGGCGTTTCCTTCTGACGCAAGTTCAGGGTTCCAAACAAGTGAGCCGCTGACGGATCGTAACTGGCGTTCTTGCCAGTCAAGTCGGCTAGGAACGCACTGAGGTAGGGGAAATTGTTTACTATGTTCGTGTGGTTCTTGACGAACTTAACCGTGCCGAGGTTTTCTGCGTAAGTTGCAAATGGACTGGTGGTGTGTGGAACCGTGTCTGGTAGTTCTTGAGGCCAACGGCGTAGGAGTTCTGCCATCTGCAAGGTGTAGTTGGGGAACTTGAAGTTGCCTTGTGCGTCCTTCTCTTGGGCAATAGCGGTCAGTTGAGCCTGAACCTTGCTGTTGCCAGCAATAACCATCGCAATCGGAGTTCCAGCAGAGGCAAGGGTCTTAGCGGTGAACAACGCCAATGTTGCGTAGTTAGCTTTAACTTGTAAATCGCCCATCTTTCTTGAGTCGTTTAGCGTTATCCCCAATTTGATAGTGGCGTTCTGTTCAATCAACTGCTTAGCGGCACCGCTGTTAAGGTTCTTTTCAGTTATCTTGCCCTGAGCGATTAGTGATTGAGCAGAGTCGTGGAGTGCCTTTGCCCATAGGTCATCAACCATGTTGCCAATAACATGGTTCTCAGCAGAGGTGTACGAGCTGGCACTTTCCTGATTGAAGAAGCCACTAATCTCACCGCCAACGTTCCAAGCAATAGAGTTGGGCGTCAAGTCCTTCATAATTGAAGAGTTCATAGACGCTGGGCCTAGGAGCATGGAAATCATCTGCCCTACCAATGGAAGCCGTCTGCCGGTTGTTTCGTAAACCACCTTGGCTGGTACGGATACTGTTGGTCCAAAAGGAACTCGTAGCAAGTTGTCCACAAAACCGCTAAAGCCAGGTTGTGATCCGGTGATGATGACGCTATCAGGAGAGGCGGCAATACCTTCAAGCGACATTCCCTTACCAGCGTCACCCATTGTAAGGTTGTGCAAAAGAACCAACGGACCACCCATGATTCCAAGCAAGACGCCAATAGGCACTTGAGAGCCTGGAATCTTAAAGGACTTAATGCCAGACTGCTGACCCGCTGCGGATACATAGTTAGTGACCGCCGAGGAAATCCTCATGTATTTGTAAAAGGTTGCAAAGTTGTCGCCACCGGCTCGCAAAGCACGACGCCACGCTTGGTTCTTAGCGAAGTAGTACGGTGCTACAACACGCATGTTCTCTTCCCACATGGTCTTGTCCATAGGGTTGTGAACGTACTTAGCAAGGTTAATCAGTGCTTCTGACTGAGCGTGAGCCATTACCTGCGCCATGTCGAACGTTCCTGCTTCGAGAAGCGGTTGCATTTTTTTGTATTGTTGCCATGCTTCCCACACAAACAATGGGTCACGGCTGGCGGTGTTCACCATAGGTCCAAGGACTTTAGCGTGTGCAACGTCCGAGAAACGGCGAGCAATGTTCATTACACCAGCGGCTCTGGGGTCAATGTATTCGTGAGCTGGGAAATGGCTAGGAACTACCAGACCCTTTTGCACTCTGTCGTTGTACCAGCGAGCGATGTCAGCCTGGGCTTCAATGTTTCCACTAGAAATCTGGTGGACAATCTCAGGAAACAAAGTTCCCTTACGAGTGGTCAGTCCGTTGATGTGATCTACAGCAATTCTTGCCCAAGCGTCATGTGGTTCTAGTAGTGGATACTTAGCCGAGCGCATTTTGTCACGCAAAAAACGAACACGGGTGGCTTCTGGCAGGTCGGAGATGAACTGCCTCATGTGGTCGTAGGCGTCAGCGTCTAACTGCTTGAGCATGCCAGTCTCTTTAATGCGGTTGGCACCTTCTTCTCTGAGCAACTTCTCGTAAGCAAGTTGAGTCTGGGCCTTCAATGCTTCAGGGGTTTTCTCCCAGCCCAAAGCGTCTAATTGTTCGTAGCCTTGCTTATTGGCTATCTTCATGTATTTCTCAGGATTGGTCAAAAACACCGAGTAGCCGTTAGCCTCAATCTCTTTGAGGTAGAAGTCAGACACTTCCT